CAAACTGCCCTGGAGCGTGTGATGCCCAAGGACAAGATTCTGCACGTGGCCCTTGGCGTTCTTGCCATCGTCTGCGCCTGGGTGGCGTTGGCGATCAATTCGCTGTTTGGCTTGGGGCCGACGCTTGCTTACACTACGACGGTGGTGGGTCTGCTCTACGAAGTTCAGCAGATGTACCGGGGAGAGGGGGAGCCTGACCTCTGGGACGCCGCTGCAACCGCTGCTCCTGGCTTCATCGCCTGGGGTGTTCTCACTCTCATCAACTGACTACCATGAACGATACCAAGATCGAACTGACCCTGGGCCTGATCAACGGCATCCTCCAGTACCTCGGCACGCGCCCCTACGCGGAAGTCTTCCCGCTGGTGCAGGAGATCCAATCCCAAGCCATGCCGCAAGTGCCCATGCCGATGGCCCCGACCGAAGCCGGTCTGACGGACTAAGAGGCTGAGATGACCTTCGCGCTTAGCCAGCGTAGCCTGGACAACCTCGTTGGGGTGCAACCCGCACTTGTTGCGGTGGTTAAGCGCGCCATCGAACTGACCAAAGTGGACTTCGGCGTCATCGAAGGCGTTCGCACGCAAGCCCGTCAGCAAGAACTCGTGAACTCGGGCGCCAGCCAGACGATGAACTCCCGGCACCTGACCGGCCACGCGGTGGACCTGATGGCCTACGTCGGCACCAGGGCTTCCTGGGAACTCAACCTGTACGACGACATTGCCGACGCCGTCAAAGCTGCGGCCATTGAACTCAACACGCCCATCAAGTGGGGCGGTGCGTGGACGGTACAGGACATCCGGCGCTGGCACGGCACGATGCAGTCTGCCATGAACAGCTACATCGATGAGCGCAGGAAGCAAGGCAGGCGTCCGTTCATCGACAGCCCGCATTTCGAGCTACCCTAAGGAGTGAGCATGGCCTGGAACCGCGAAGACTGGAAGAACCTCGTCAGGACGGTAGCTCCTGGCCTTGCCACGGCGCTAGGGGGCCCGCTGGCTGGCGCAGCGGTGCAGACCATCTCCACGGCGGTTCTGGGCAAGCCTGACGGCACGGAAGAGGAGGTGGCGGTAGCTGTCGCCTCGGGTGGGGCAGACGCGCTGCTCAAGCTCAAGGAAGCCGAGAACGCCTTCACGATCAAGATGAAGGAACTGGGTGTTGACCTTGAGAAGGTTCACGCCGGGGATCGAAACAGCGCACGCGAACGCGAAGTGAAGACCGGAGATGTCTGGACTCCACGCATCCTTGCGGCCACAATCATCGGCGGCTTCCTGGCGATGGTCGCCAGCGTCCTGCTCGGCAAGGTCACCGGCATTACGGATCCCGTCGCGGCGGGCATGATCGGCACGCTCATCGGCTACGTCTCGGCAAAGGCAGACCAAGTGGTTTCTTACTACTTCGGCTCCAGCGCGGGCAGCGCAGCCAAGACGGACCTGTTGGCTCGCAAGTAAACAGGCGGACCTATGCCGCTAAAGAAACTGCAACTAAAACCAGGACTCTGGAGAGAGGGTACCAGATATACGGCGGAAGGCGGCTGGTACGAGTCCGAAAAGATTCGTTTCCGTCAGGGAACACCCGAGGCTATCGGCGGCTGGAAACGCATCTCTGCCAGCACGTTCTTGGGCGTTTGCCGCTCGCTGTGGAACTGGGTCACGCTCGGTGGTTTGAACCTGATGGGTGTGGGTACGCACCTGAAGTTCTACATCGAAAGCGGCGGCGTTTACAACGACATTACGCCGTACCGCGTAGTCAACACGCTCAGCAACCCGTTTGCCACACAAAGCGGCTCGTCCATCGTTACAGTGACCGATGCAAGCGGCGGGTTCGTCAACAACGATTTCGTTACGTTTAGCAACGCCACGACGGTTGGCGGCTTGAACCTAAACGGCACGTACCAGATCACGTACGCCACAAACACGACGTACACCATTGACGCCGGGACAAACGCCGGGTCAACCACAACTGGCGGCGGGTCTGCGGTTTACGCGCTGTACGAGATCAACGTGGGTACGTCCACCTCCGTGGCGCTTTCGGGCTGGGGTGGTGGCGGCTGGGGCACGGGTACCTGGGGCATCGGGACGACTTCTGACGTTTCCATCCGCCTGTGGACGCAGAGCAACTACGGCCAGGATCTGATCTTCGGCCCGCGTGGCGGGCCCATGTATTACTGGAACAGCAACATCGGGGTGCTGAACCAGACGGTCTCCATCTCCATCGCATCTCCTGCGGTGGTCACGGCTACGGTCAATGTGCCAAACGGCACGGCGATTCAATTCAACACGACCGGCGCTCTGCCTACCGGGCTCATCCCAGGGCAGACGTACTACGCAATCAACTCCACGGGCACCACGTTTAACGTGGCGTCTACGGCCACAGGCTCTGCGATCAACACCTCTGGCTCGCAGTCTGGCATCCAGTCCATCATCCCAAGGGGCATCCCGCTCACGCAACTGGCCGGTGCGTCGGACGTTCCTACGGTGCAAAACACGTTCATCATCTCGGACACGAGCCGGTTCGTCATTGCCTTTGGTGTAAACGACTACGGCTCCACGACGCAAGACCCCATGCTGATCCGGTGGTCGGATCAGGAAAACGCGGTGATGTGGACGCCCGCAGCCACCAACCAAGCAGGCTCTGTGCGCCTGTCGCACGGCTCCAAGATCATTTCATCTCTTCAGTCGCGCCAGGAGATTCTGCTGTGGACGGACTCCACGCTGTATTCACTTCAGTACCTGGGCCCGCCCATCGTCTGGGGCTCACAACTGCTGACGGACAACATCTCCATCATCAGTCAAAACGCAACGGCAATCGCCGCAGGCGTGGTGTACTGGATGGGCATAGACAAGTTCTATAAGTACGACGGGCGTAGCTCTACGCTGCGCTGCGATCTGCGCAAGTTCATCTACAGCGACATCAACATGGCGCAGGCAGACCAGATTTTTGCCGCGACCAACGAGGGTTTCAACGAGGTCTGGTGGTTCTACTGTTCCGCCGATTCCAGCACGATAAACAGGTACGTGGTTTTTAACTACGCCGAAAACGGCGGTGAGGGCGCTTGGTACTACGGCTCTCTGGCTCGCACGGCTTGGGTTGATTCCGGCCTGCGAGACTTCCCGGTCGCGGCCACCTACAGCAACAACCTCGTCAACCACGAAGACGGGGTGGACGACGAAGAAACGGCAACGCCCGCCCCGATCAACTCCTACATCATGTCCTCGCAGTTCGACATTGATGACGGGCACAACTTCTCGTTTATCTGGCGGGTGCTGCCTGACGTTACGTTCCGTGGCTCGACGGCGGGCGCTCCTGCTGTCACCATGACGCTGCTGCCGCTGCAAAACTCCGGCTCTGGATACAACAACCCGCTGTCGGTTGGGGGAAGCGCGGATGGCTCGGTTGTGCAAACGGGCACAAGCCAGACAATTGGTGGCAAGACCTACGAGATCGACCAGTTCACGGGGCAGATCAATACGCGGGTGCGTGGACGGCAGATGTCCATCAAGATCGAAGCCAACCAGATCGGGACTACATGGCAGCTTGGTAGCCCCCGCCTCGACGTTAGACCCGATGGCCGCAAATGAGTATCTGGGTCAACATCGTCAAGCGCTTTCGCGCCCCTGCGCTTCCCAAGCCCCCGGAAACGTACACGCAGAACTATCTTGACAACCTAGTCAACGTCCTGCGGCTTTATTTCAACCAACTGGACAGCTTGCTTGGAGAAATCGTGGCAGCACAACCTGTAAACGTCCAGTTCTACGGCACTGCGCTGGATGCGTTTGGCCGCGCCCGCTTCAGTTCTCCGTACACCCTGTTTGATTCTCAGAACCGCTACGAGAAGAACGATCTGTTTAGCGAGACAACCGCCACGGGCGGAACAGTCACGTACACAGCCAACGAGAGCACGATCAACCTGAACGTGACCACCAGCAGCGGGTCCAGCGTGGTGCGTCAAACGCTTAGGTCTTTCCCGTACCAGCCGGGTAAGAGCCTCTTGGTGCTAAACACCTTCGCCATGCCTACGGCGCAGGACAATCAACGCATCCGGATTGGGTACTTCAACACCGAGAACGGTGTGTTCTTGGAGCGGGACGGCACGACGGTTTACATCGTCAGACGTACGTATGTGACGGGCGCTGCCGTGGATACCCGGGTGGCGCAGGCGGATTGGAACGGAGACAAGCTCGACGGCACCGGAGACTCCGGGTTTACCCTAGACCTGACGAAGACCCAGATTTTCTGGGAAGACTTTGAGTGGCTAGGCGTGGGCTCCGTCCGCGCCGGGTTTGTCATCAACGGGCAAACCATCATCTGCCATACGTTCCAGAATGCCAACAGCCTGACTGCCGTTTACATGACCACGGCGATCTTGCCGGTCCGGTACGAGATCACGAACACCGGGGCCACTACGGCTTCGGCAACGCTCAAACAAATCTGCTCCACGGTGATTTCTGAGGGTGGCTACGAGAAGAAAGTGGTCCCGACCGTGGTCAGGATGACGACCGCCAACACGAACATTGGCAGTGCCTTTGTTCCCCTGATGTCGATCCGGCTGGCTTCAGGCAGGACGGGCGCGGTCATCGTGCCCGATGGGTATTCGGTGCTTCCGACTTCGTCTTCATCGGTGACGTTTGAGGTTGTGGCAGTCAAGAACCCGACCCTGACAGGAGCCTCCTGGGGCGCTACGGATTCCAACAATGTTGAGCGAGACCTGTCGGCCACGAGCTACACGGGCGGCACGATTGTGTTTTCGCAGTACGTACTAGCTTCAAACCAGTCCAGCGGCCTCATCGGAAACGGCCAAGATTACAACTGGGAACTGCAACTTGGCGCTACCATCGGGGGTGTGAGTGACATTTACACCATCGCCGTCCGGGCGCTCACCGGCACGCAGACCGCCATCGGCTCCATGTCGTTCTGGGATCTCACATGAACGATTTCGTCAATCCGTTTCTCCAGTATGACGAAGAAGGTCGGCAGGACCTGGATCTAGGCTATCTGCTGGGGCAGGATGTTGCTCCCGCTCCTGTCGCTGCCGCGCCCGCTCCTGCTGTCGCCGCCCCTGCTCCGGCTCCAGCCCCTGCTCCGGCTGCGCCTCCCGCTTTTGCTTTACCCGCTGGCTGGGACACCTCGTACGTTGAAACATCTAGCACGCCCGGTAGCGAAGAACTGATACAACAAGAAACCAAGTCTTATGACTTTGGCGTCAACGATGAAGACATTCTTCGCTCGCTTGGCTTCCAGGGTCAGGCAATAGGCGAACGGATTGAGGGATCGGGGGAATATGCGACGGCGCAGCAATACCTGACGCCAGAAGCGCAAGCCTTTCTTGAACAAGGGGGCTACCGTCTGGCTGGAAAAGATATTGGCGGCGGGCGAACTTTATTTAGCGCGGTTGATGCTTCAGGTAAACCTGTTGGCGCGACAAGAGTTTACGACCCACGAGAAAACGAAAACCCGTGGTTCAATCTTGCGTCGGGTATTCTGACCGCTCTAGCCGGAAACGTGATGGCCGGTGGGCTCATTGCCGGTGGAGTGCCTTCTCTTCTTGCCAAGTCAGGCATGGGATACATCCTGAGCGGCGGCGATGAAAAAGCAGCGCTTGGCGCAGGAATCGGCTCCCTCGCGGCACCTTACATCGGCGGCGCAGCCAAAACTGTGGGCGAAGCCGTGGGCGGCGGGACGCTTGGAGACATAGCATCCAGAGCCGTATCTGGCGCAGGCACTTCTGCCCTGGGCGCAGCCGTTCGTGGTGGGGATATTGGAGAAGCGCTTGTCTCCGGGGCTTTGAGCGGCGGCACGGGCGCGGCTGTAAACGCCGCCACCTCTGGGCTGCTCGATCAGGTTGACCTTCCTGCTCCAGTGGAGCGGGTTGCCGGTTCGGCGCTGACCAGCGCCTTGCTTGGCAGGGACGTAGAAAAAGCCGTCACCAACTCGATCATTGGCGAAATCATGCGGGCGGGCTCTAGGCCGCCTGAAGCCGACAGCCCCTTGTCCCGCGCCTACGGGCCGGGTAGTGGGTGGACCCAGGATACCCCAACGAATCAGCAGATATACCGAGAGATTTACGGCGACGAGGGCTCAGCGGGGGATGAACCAGACATTCTCAGCGGTTTTGATCTGCCGCCCACTGAGGAACAAACGCCGATATTTCTTGGAGAAAATGTAGCCTCAGGCGTGCCCGCATGGGATGCCTCCGCGATTGCTGCGGCCACTCCTTTGGAGGGCTTGACGGCCAATTTCGAGCCGGATTTTGCGGTCGCGCAGACCCGCGAGGGGCCGGTAATCACGGATACCGCTGGCAACAGAGGTGAGTTTGTGGGCGGCGAGTGGGATGTCCGCCCTTATCTGGAGGAGGTTTATGACTACACGGCCCCGGCGCAAACGGCCCAACAAATTGAAGTTGTTGGAAAATCTTTAGAGCCAGATTATTACGTCACCGACAGGGGGCAAATTGTTTCATCTGGTGGAGACATAGGTCGTTTTGTCGAAGATACGTTTGTTCCTCAAGCTGCGCCAATTCAGCGAGTTGATGTAACCGCGCCTCGCATTACGCCTCCGCCAGAGGGCGATACGCCTATTTATGCTACGCCGGTTGTGCGCGAAGGCCCGTCGCCGGACGAAGCGCAAAAGGTTGTAGTAACCGCGCCTCGCGTTACGCCAACAGCCATTGAGCCGGTGTTAAGCGTTGAGGACATCATAAATACGCCGATTGATGTTGGACCTCCGCCAGACCCAGAGGTTATCATTGGCCCTCCGCCCGTAGTAACTCCGCCGCCCAGGCCTGCACCAGCGCCCGCTCCTGCCCCGGCCCCTGCTCCGTCACCGGCTCCCGCGCCTGCGGCCAAGCCTAAGGAGATTGACTGGCCTTTGTGGCTGGCGCTACTTGGGCAGCAACAGCAGCGGGCCCCGGAGGAGTATCGGGTGGCGCAGATTGCTGCGCGTAACCCGTTTGGCACGATATTTGACCGGGGCGAAGAAACGTCCTTGGAAGACCTGCTGAGAATTATGAGAGGTTGATATGGATGATTATTGGACCGGCCTTGAAGGCACGTACGGCGACCAAGAAGGCGACTATCCGATGCCAACGGACTATCAGAGCTATCTTGGTAGTGGGGATCAAGAAGGTGATTACCCAATGCCGACAAATTATCAGAATTATCTGGGCGGCGGAGATCAAGAAGGCGATTACCCGATGCCGACTAACCCCCAAACACCTGGGGCATTCGGTGGCGGGTTTTCCCTCCAAAAACTTCTCAACACCTTCAAAGGCCTCGGCGGTAAGGCGCTTGACTTTGCTCAGACCCCCCAGGGCATCATGTCTCTGCTGGCTGCACTGGCTGCGTACAAAGACCGCGCCAAGCCTTCTGGCGGCGGCACGCGCCTAGCCTATGCAGGGCCCAAGCCCGTCACGAGGACGATGACGCAGGGAGCCTACGGGCCCATTGCCCGGTTCGCCGCTCAAGGCGGATTGATGCAAGCCTACGCCCAAGGAGGACACGTGAAGATGGAAGATGGCGGCTTCGTGCTGACCAAACGGGCAGTGGATGGCGCGGGTGGCCCACAAGGCTTGGCTTCGCTGGTGCCGCACGCTAGAATGATCAGAGGCCCCGGCACTGGTACGAGCGACAGTATCCCGGCCAGCATCCAGGGCCGTAGCGGCGTCACTCCCGCCAAGGTGTCCAACGGTGAAGCGTACGTCCCCCGCCGCGCAGTTCAGCAAGCAGGAGGCCCTGAAGCCATGTACGCGCTGATGCACAAACTCCAGCGGAGGGCATGATGGCTGACG